TGTATTAGCTGCAGGTGCCATTTTTTATAATAAAATGGACAAAAAATTCAAGCAAGAAATTGCAGATCAAAAAGCAATCGTTACTGCGCTTCAAAAGCATGTAGACGTATTGTCTAAAAAGAGAGACCAATTGTTAAAGGATTTAAGAAATGCTTCTTCTGCAACAGCAAAGAAAGCTCCTGAATTTTCTGTTGGTACTTCAGTTACTGAAACGGTAGCTCCTGTTAGAAAGAAAAAGGTTTATAAAAGAAAACCGAAAGCTAAAGTAGCAGAGTAATGAAAGCTCCTTTTGAATCATTTATCAATCACGTAATGTCTAAACATGACACTGCGGATAAGTTGAGACAATTAACTCATGTACAAAGTCCTACAATGGCTACTAGCAGTTTAAGTGAGTCTGTTAATACAATGTTAGTTGAGCAAGAATTTGCAAACCAATTTGATTATAATGGTTATGATTCAGAAGAGAGAAAACAAAAAGTATTGGAGAAGCTGTATGAAGTTCGAAATAAAGTTTCAACAAAGTATTATCCAAATGACAAAGAGTATATGACTGTTCTGCTATGTATTAAATATGTAGCAGAAGGTTATGCTCTAACACCAGAGATTACAACATATCTAAATACTCTTTACAAAAATGTCTAAAACAAAACTAGTTGAATTAATTCAGCAATTACTATCTATATCTGAAATAGCATCACTTAATGCAATTAATGTTATTAAGGATTCTGAAGATCGTCAAAGACAGTTAAGAATGTTTTTCCATAAACCGGAAATATTTTCAAAATTAAAACATATAACTGACCCGGCTTGGCTATCTTATGAGATATTTATTAAAGGGAAAGCGTATGAATTTTAACGACTACATAATATCAGATTCAGATTATTCATTCTTTGACAGTTTGCCAGAGGATGAAAAATTACTGTTCATGTACGATTTAATATGTGAAGAGTCTTATGGTACCGGTTCAGAAAATTATGAAGAACCTGAAGACCGTTATGATACTTCAGAAATTAAATCTGATTTAGCTAAATTTGATGATATAGTTGATGCTTTTAAAAGTAAGTTACAAACTATTATAGCTGCTTCTATATCAGAAAAAGCTCCTGTTAATATGATATTCTTAAACGATAAACTTATTATCAATTCAGATTCTCTAGCACTTATAGCAGATACTATTAATCAAATGATATTAACCGGCTATTTGTTATCAGAACAAACTTTAACAAAACCACAAAGAAAAATATTTCATCAGCAAAAATATTGTAAAGTATATACAATGTTAGGCAAGGTAAGTAGAATATCAGAAAATTAAGTTATGATTCCAACTTCAACGCATTTGGTGCGTTTCAATGACAATTTACTTCAAATATTACGATATTATCCAGAATCTAGGGTAAGAGATGTCGATGGTATTAAAAAATGGCTAAATGCGGATATCGCTATTCGTAAAGAAGGCATTATGTATTTTTGTCAAACTATAGAAGAAGCAGTTGAAATTGACGACCAGATCGAAGTACCTAAGCGAGGCAGACCTAAAAAAATAAAATAAGATTCATTTGGTAATTACGAATGAATGCCTTATCTTTATACTATATAAAAAATAATAATTAAAAAATAATAAGTTATGGGTAATATCGGTTATGCTTGTATTAATATGACTCTAGGTAAGAAAGGTATTCTTACTGGTAGAGCTATGCGCAAGGCTACTTTAGAAGAAAAAGGTGTAGCACACGCTTCTACATTAGCATTGCAAAATGCTTTAGATTTAGAAACTATTCTTAAATGGAATGTAGATAATGATATCTTCTTTTTTCGTTTAGGTAGTGATTTATTTCCATGGGGCAATAAAGTCGACGTAACTACCTTCCCAGACTTTGATGAAATATGTACCGTGTTAGCCCGATGTGGTCAATACGCTACTGACAATGGTGTGCGTATAACGACTCACCCAGGTCCTTTTAATTTGTTAGCATCTCCTAGAGAAGAAGTAGTTCATAATACTATTTTAGATTTAGAGATGCATGCAAAATTATTTGACTTAATGGGTTTGTCTCGTACTCCTTATAATAAAATTAATATTCACGTTGGAGCTACTTATGGTGATAAGTATACTGCTGCTAATACTTGGTGTAAAAACTTTCTTAGGCTATCCGAGGGCGTCCGAGCCCGTTTAACTATTGAAAATGACGATAAAGCATCTATGTATTCAGTGCGAGACTTATATGAGTTGATCCATTCGCGAACAAAAATACCGATTGTGTTTGACTATCATCATCATAGATTTTGTGATGGCGGTCAGACAGAACAAGAAGCATTAGAGCTTGCTATGTCGACCTGGTCGAATATTAAGCCTGTAGTACATTACTCTGAATCGAAATCGTTACACGAATCCAATGACAAGCTCAATCCTAGAGCGCATTCTGATTACGTTACTGACTATATCGATACTTACGGTAATGATATTGATATTATGATTGAAGCTAAAGCAAAAGAGTTAGCTTTATTGAATTATCGATTACTACATAAAAATACTTTGCAAAAAGAGGCTGTTTCATAAACAGTTACATAATTATATTTTCTTTTATTAATATTATAATATTTATTATTATATTATTATACTAGTATTATAATAATTTTATTAACTATAAATTATAATTTGCCATGCGCTACAAAGAACAAACTTTAAGAAAGCTAGAAGCCCAATCTACAAAACTAGCTACATTGGAAAGAGCTATTTCAAATACTGATATATCTGGAGCTGATGCAATTAAATTCATTCAAGATATTAGAAAAGATATTGATTTAGTTGTTGAACGATTAGGATTAGAAGCTGATGAATAAGACTGCTTTAAAAATATTAGTAGGATTTGTCGCGCTTGCACTAGCTGCTTGTGCGGCATTTTTTTCTATAGTAGGTCTATCTAAACTATTTGCTGGTTCAATGGTAGCAGTAATAGCAATGGCATCTACTCTGGAAATTTCTAAATTAGTAATTGCATCTTATCTTTATCAACAATGGAAAGTTGTTAATAAGACATTAAGAGTGTATTTAATTTCTGCTGTAACAATTATAGCTATAATAACTTCTATAGGTATATATGGATTTTTATCTGGAGCATACCAAAATACAAAATCTAAATATGATTTAACTCAATCTATAACTGACAGTTTAAGTGTTAAGAAATCTTATTTTGACTCTGGTTTAATATCATATCAATCACAATTAGAAAGTAAGACTACTCAATTAAATAATTTATCTTCGATTAGAAATTCTCAAGAACAGCGAGCCTCAAATTTAATTAACTCTAATAAATCTTTTAAATCAGTAGAGAAGTCAGCTTCGAATACAGATAAGTCTATTAAATTATTAAATAAAGAAATTACTCAGTTAAATGATAGTATTGTAAAATATTCCACAGAGTCATCTAAATTAAAATTAAATATTACTCAGGCTAGTATACAAAATGAACTATCATCAGAGTTAGGGTCACTTACTTACATTTCAAAAGTATTAGATGTACCTATGGATAAAGTTGTTAATATATTAATAATTTTATTTATAATTGTATTTGACCCGCTAGCTATTTGTATGGTAATTGCATATAATCAGTTAAATGAATCTAAACCAGATAATGAAGATAATCTAGATGATTTCAGTGATGAAGAACTAGCTGAAATAGTTCAGGATATACAATCAGAAACACCCCAAGAACCAATCGATTCAATTCCAATGGATATTGTACCCCAGGAACCTATAATCGATGAAGACGCGGCTAAGACAGCGGCTAAATTAGAAGCTAAAAGAGCACAAGATCAATCAGCATACGGAGTTAAGATTTATTAATTAAATAAAAGTTATGAAAGCAAAAACAATTAGAAAAGTTGCAGAGTCAAAGTACAAATCTAAAGTTAAAGACAATCAAAGAATAATGATTTGTCAAAATTCTGTACCTGGTGGCAAATGGTGGAAAGGAACGGAATGTAAAGAATGGGTAATTGTATCTGAAAGAGCTACTGCTGTACTATGTTACAGATGTGTAAATTTACATGTAGAAGCGCCTGTTGAAAGAGGAGCGACAAATAGATCAGGTCATCCTAAAGGTTGGAAATTTATGAAGCTTTATGTAGCGGCTGACGGAACTGTATTTCATAAAGGCGTAGAACAAACAGACTTAAAAGGCACTTTACCAGTTACTGTTATTGAGCCAAAGGCAGAGAAAGTAAAATTATCTAAACAAGAAAAAGACGCTGCAATATTAGCGCTAGGTAAAGAAATAAAAGATTTAAAATCTGATTTAATTGTTGAAACTAGAAAAGGAAAGCGAGCTGAATTTACTAGAGCTTTAACAAGAGCCAATCGTGCTTTGAAAAAGTTAATGTAATATCTTTTTAATTACGAAAGAAAACCTTATATTACTTTAAATTAAAAATCGATATGACAAAGACAATAAAGATGGACACCATTTATGATGAGCCAATAAAACCAAAAAAGAAGATTGCTGATTTAGAGGATTCGAAAAAAGATGATGATACTTTCAATGAGATTGACTATGGATTAAATATAGACGAGTCTGTAATTTATATGCATGGTGATATTATGTTAGGTTCACTATTTGATTTTATTTCTAAAGTAAGAATTATTCTTAAAAATAGACCCGAAGAAAAAGCTCAAGATCCAATTAACTTATTAATTAATTCCAATGGCGGAGATGTATATGAAGCTTTAGGTATAATCGATTATATTGAATCTTTATCCGTGCCTGTTAATATTATAGCAAGAGGAAGAGCAATGTCTGCAGCGGCAATGATATTAGCGTGTGGGACTGGAAAAAGAATTGCATCTAAATTAACTACTATTATGCTTCATGAAGCGTCGGCCGAAATATTTGGCAAGTCTGCAGATATAAAAGCAAATGCAGATCATATAGATGGTTTAGAAAATGACTTTTATACTATGATGGCCGAGAAAACAGGTCAGACTGAAGATTTTTGGAGAAAGTCTTGCAGAAAAGATTTTTATATTTCTGCAGCAAGAGCAAAAGAATTAGGAGTAATTGATGAAGTAATTTAATTTAAAGTTATGCACAAAATAGAAGATGTCGATAGACAATGGGACTTGTTAATGAATACTATTAACGATTATATTGAAAGTCCTAGAAAAGAAAAATTAACTAAAATGTATGAAGGGTTAGCAGAAAAGATTTGCACCGCACCTGCATCATCACATTCAACGAGACATAATTGTTTTCCTGGTGGTTATATTGATCACGTAAATAGAGTAGTAAAATGTTCATTAGAATTATATTCAACCTGGCAAGCTTCTGGCGCAAACGTAAGTAATTTTACAAAAGAAGAATTAGTGTTTTCGGCTTTGAATCACGATTTAGGTAAAATTGGAAATGCTAAAGAAGATTATTATATTCCTAATGATTCAGATTGGCACGTTAAAAGAGGTCAAGTATACAAAATTAATGGAAGACTAACCTTTATGAAAGTTCCAGACCGAAGTTTATTTTTACTTCAAGAATGTGGAATTGACGTTTCAGAAAATGAATTTTTAGCGATTAAACTGCACGATGGTTTATATTCTAAAGGTAATGAATCTTATTTAATGGGAGGGCTTCCTGAGTTTTCATTAAATTGTGATATGCCTATTCTATTACATCACGCTGATCATTTAGCTACATTGATTGAAAGTAATACTAATCATGCTCCTGAAACTACAAAACAAGAACCAAAAGTAAAATCAAAATTGTCTAATATCGGAGACCAGGTTACAAATGAAAATTTAAAATCTGCCTTTGATGAAATATTCGGAACTCCATGATATCATTAACAATTATATTTGTATTAATTGTAGCTGTATTAGTTTACGCTATTATTAATTTAGTAAAACAAACAGAACAACTCGAAGATCAAGTATCTTATTATATAGACATAGTAGATTCTATTAGAGAAAAGGTATTAGATGTTCAAGTTCAATTAAAAGAAATTGATATTAAAGGGTCGTTTGAGGCTGATGATGAAGTTGGATTTGTATTTAAAGAAATTCAATTAATTGCCGACGACTTAACTAATACAATAAACGAAGCGTATGAGCAATAGCACAGAAGAAGCAGTAATAGAGGCTCCAGTAGTTGAAGTTATTGCAGAAGTTACAGAACCTAAAACAAGGGGACGTAAGCCTAAAAATAAACAATATTTCACAAAAGAAACTGAAAATGCAATTTTATTATATAATCAGTTAGAAAATGAATATGAGCGTAATAGATTATATGACGCTGAAATTAAATACCCTTTTGATAAATTAGTAGAGAATATTATTCATACTTTTAAATTTTATCACTTTGATGTTCCGTATGAAGATGTTAAACATGAAGTTGTAGCTTTTTTAAATGAAAAAATACATAAGTATGTCGACCCAAATAAGGGTAAAGCATTTTCATATTTTTCTATTATTGCAAAGAATTATTTGATTATTCATAATAATGCAAATTATAATAAATTTAAAAATACCGAACCTACCGAGGCTATAGATGACCAAAGAAATATTATCAATGAAGTCTTAAGAGAAGAGGAAGTAGCTGAAAAGAAAGAGTTCATGGATTTGTTTGTAGAGTATATGGATAATAATTTAACTGTATTATTTAAAAAGCATGCAGATATTCAAGTAGCCGATTCAGTTTTAGAGTTATTTAGAAATAGAGAGAATATCGAAAACTTCAATAAAAAAGCTTTATACATTTTAATTAGAGATAGGACCGGAGTCAAAACTCAATATATTACAAGGGTAGTAAATGCAATGAAAAATGCATATGCTGAAATGTATTTTACTTATAAACATACCGGAAATGTTTCTTTAGATAAAGCAAGGTTTAAAAAATCAGAATTCCTAGAATAAAGATATTTATTTTAAAGGAATTTATGGATTTTGATATAGAAATTTTTAAGGGAAAGAAATTTTCCGATTTGATGAAAGACATTTACTCTAATAGTTCTAAAAAGGACCGTCAGATTAATATGTTAATTGGTGAGTTAAGACCACTAATTAAAAACATAGGAGATGCAACAGTAATTGTACCTTTAATCAAAGAATATATAGAAGTAGGTGTTAAGAATGATGAACACCTTGTAAAACTAGCCGCTGTAGTCCAACGGTTAGTTTCTACTAACAATAGAGTACAAACTGATACTGGCAACTCTTGGATTCTATCTGAAGAGGAGAAGAAACAACTTCTAGGGGAGTTAGATGGGCTTGCACAAGATGAAGAAGTGATCAACAAAAAAGTAGTTGAATTAACTTCACAGCAAGATCAAATCGAAGCAGAGCTTAATGATATCATAGACGGATTGAATTAATATGAAATATGAAATTACAGCCGGCGAAGTTTTAGAAGTTATCTACGATGACACTAAGCCTAACTTAATATATGCCTTAAAAGTAAAAGAAATAGGTTCAGGGCCTTCATCAGATGTAGCTGAAGTTACTACAATAACTGCTAAGCCATTAAATATTGGATTCTTAAGAATACCTATTGTTGGAGAAGCTGTGTTATTAATTAAAGCTCCGTCGTCATACGGTACTTCAGTTAGAAATACCAGCGACACATATTATCTAGATGTAGTGTCAATGCAATCTAGTATACACCACAACTCGTTACCAACTCAAACTGCTAAGACAGTTCAATTAAATCGAACTTCTGGAGATGCTAGTAAATATAATTCTGCCGCAGCTGGAAATACTAATAAACCGCAAGACCCTAAAGTAGACGATAACTTCTCTGAAAATGATAAAGTTAGACCTTTACAACATTACATAGGAGATATGTTAATAGAAGGTCGATATGGAAACTCAATTAGGTTCTCTACAACACCTAAATCAGGTAAATTTACTGTTCCTCAAAAATGGTCAAATGGTAAACCAGCAGCTCCGATTACTATATTTAGAAATTCTGTTCAAGAAAAAGGAGGTAAGATAAATGGTTTTATTACTGAAGACTTTAACAAAGAAGATAATGTAATAGTTCAAGCTTCTGGACAAAATATAGAATTCGAACAAGCTTCTAAAGTATTATCGTCAACTAACAAATATAACTTAACTTCCTGGAAAGACGAAAATTGGGGAACGACTCCACAAACTTTAATATCATCAGGTAGAATTGTATTTAATAGTTTCCAAAAAGAAATTATAGCATTTGCTAAAAAAGGTATTGCATTATCATCTGAAACTGCAATTACAATTGATGCTAAAGATATGGTATCTCTTAATGCTAAAAAGATGGAATTAGGAACTGACTCATCAGAACCTTTAATTTTAGGTAATAAATGGAAGAAATGGATGGAAGATTTAATAGATGCTATTGGTGCATTAACTGATATATCTCCTGTCGGGCCATGCGCGCCTACAAAGTCAGACCCTCAATGGGGAAAGATAGCTTCGCTAAAATCACAAATACCTACTTTATTAAGTGATATTTCGTTTACGAAAAAATCGTAAATTACTAGTAAATTAATAAACTAAATAATTATTAAAAAGAATAATATGAACTCAAAAGATTTTATACAAGCGCTTCGAAAAGTAATTCGTGAAGAAGTTTCGACAGCCGTACGTACAGAGTTAAAGCATTATGGTTCCGTGATTAATGAAACAAAATTATCTGTTAGACAAGAACCGACGCCTACATACACTAACGCATATAAACCAAAGCCAAAACCAAAGCAGCAATTTACACAGAATTCTATGCTTAATGACATTTTAAATGATACGGGTGGGTTTCGAGCTGAAAATCCATATGCTGCATTAAATGAAAATGTAGTTGATTATAGCGGAGACTTTGACGAATGGCCATCAATGCAAATGGGTGCAAGGCCTTCAATGGGTATGTCTAGAGCAGCTGCAATACCAACAGTAGATCCTGAAGGAAGACCAATTAATCCAGCAAACGTACCTGAAGAAGTAGTAAATGCAATTACAAAAGACTATTCAGCTTTAATGAAAGCAATCAATAAGAAAAAAGGCTTATAATGTCATACGAAAAAAGATATAATACAATTGACTTACTTCCAGACGTAGCTGTCGGAATTAAAATTCCTATGTTAAGGGGAGACGGAGTTCTATTTGATTTATCTTATTCGACTGAAGAGCAAGTAATTTCAAATTTAAAGAATTTAGTTCTTACTAGAAAAGGAGAAAGAGTAATGCAGCCTGAGTTTGGTACTACATTACAAGATTCATTATTTGAACAAAATACAGATTTGCTAGTAGCGTCTATTAGAAATTCTATACAAGATGCTGTTAAATTTTGGTTACCTTATGTTAGTTTAGACGTAATTACGGTAGACCCAGTTATAGCAGTTTTAGGTAACCAAGAAGAGCATGGAGTAACTATATCTTTAGTAATTTCATTAAATGGACAACAAGCAGAAAAACCAATTACATTTTTAGTAACAGCAAATTCAATTGAATTAACATAATATGGCACAGACTAAAAAAGATATAAGATATCTTAATAAAGATTTTGGACAATTTAGAGCAAACTTAATCGAGTTTGCAAAGAATTATTTTCCAAATACTTACAACGATTTTAATGAAACCTCACCGGGTATGATGTTTATAGAAATGGCATCATATGTAGGAGACGTTTTATCATATTATACTGACAATCAATTAAAAGAGTCGTTTTTACAATATGCAGATAATAGACCAAACGTTTTAGCACTAGCTCAAAATGTTGGATATAAAACAAAAAATACTATTCCTGCAACAGTTGATATTGATGTGTTTCAATTATTACCAGCTAAAACTACTCCAAACGGAAAAGCTCCTGATTGGGCATACGCTCTTACATTGAAAGAGAATATGATTATACGAGATGATAAAACTAATGCAGAATTTAGAACATTATCTTTAGTAAATTTTTCCGTATCAAGCAGTATTAATCCGACAGAAGTTTCAGTATATCAAGTTAATGATAATGACAACACTCCTGAATATTATTTATTGAAAAAGAAAGTTAAATCAATAGCAGGTACTATACAAACTAAAACTTTTAATTTTGGAAATGCTAAAAGATTTGATAAAATATTAATTGAAGATGTCGATGTTATAGAAGTAATGTCTATTACAGATTCAGATAATAATAGTTGGACTGAAGTTCCATTTTTAGCTCAAGATATGGTATTTGAGACTATTGCAAATACAGTACAAAATGACCCAGAGTTATCACAATATAATGATATTCCATATCTTTTAAAATTAAAGAAAACTGCTAGACGATTTATAACTAAATTTAGATCTGACAAAAATTTAGAAATTCAATTCGGTCCGGGGGTATCTGATAATGACGACGAAGAATTAATTCCAAACCCAGATAATGTTGGGTCTAGTTTAAATGGATTGCAAGTTCAATTTGATCATCCTGTAGATCCTTCAAATTTCATGTATACTAAAACATATGGCTTGGCGCCTTCTAATACAACGCTAACTGTTAAATATACGACAGGAGGAGGTCTTAAATCTAATGTAGCTGCCGGAACATTAAAAAATATTGCTAATATAGAATATCAAATAGATTCTCAAAACTTAGATGGTGCGTTAGTAGAAAGGATTAAAGCTTCAGTAGCATGTACTAATCCTTCTCCTGCATCAGGTGGAAAGAGTGAAGAGACTTTAGAAGAAATTAGACAAAATGCAATGGCAACATTTGCTACTCAACAGAGAGCGATAACAGCACAAGATTATATTATTAGATGTTATTCATTACCTTCTAAATTCGGGTCAGTAGCAAAAGCTTATGTAATTCAAGATCAGCAAATTAATACAGATAATGGACAGCAGATGATTCCAAACCCGTTAGCAATTAACTTATATACTTTAGGATATAATAAAGATGGAAATTTAGTTGAATTGAATCCAGCAGTAAAAGAAAACTTAAAAACATACATTAACCAATATAGAATGTTAACTGATGCTGTAAATATTAAAACAGCATTTGTAATTAATATCGGAATCACTTTTGAAATAATTACTTTACCTGAATATAATTCAAATGAAGTGCTTATCAAATGTGTTGATAAAATGAAATCTATATTCGACAATAAAGTATGGCAAATTAATCAGCCGATAGTAATGTCAAAAATATACACTGAATTGGATAGAGTAGAAGGAGTTCAGTCAGTAACCTCTGTGAGGGTAGTTAATTTATATAATACCACAGATGGATATTCAGGTAATGTATATGACATTCCAGCAGCAACAAAAGCAGGAGTAATTTATCCTTCATTAGATCCAAGTGTTTTTGAAGTAAAATATCCTAATTCAGATATAGTAGGTAAAGTAGTTTCTCTATAAAAAAAATTAAATTATGATTTGGTCAACACCAGCATTACAAGATACAACCATATATGAAAAAGATCCGTATAGAAATGCAGGACTTGATCAAATATTAGAACTTCGAAAAGAAGGAGATTCAACTACAAGTGATTTAACTGAATCTAGAATATTAATGAAATTTGATATTTCGCAATTATCTACAATTTTATCACAAAATGGAATTTCTATTAATGACATATCTGCTAGTTTAAAATTATATACAGCTCAAGAATATGAATTGCCTGCTTCTCATACAATAGAAGCAAAAGCATTATCAATTAATTGGACTAACGGTTCAGGATATCATTATTTTCCTGCAGGAATTCAAAATCAATCATCACCTTCAGACGGAGCAACTTGGATTTATACTCAAGGGACAGGGTCTGCACAATGGACATCTGGAAGTGGCACTGCTATTCAATTCAATACGACAGCAGGTGGTGGAGCTTGGTTCACTGCTTCAATCGCATCTCAATCTTTTAGTTATAAAACTCAAGATGATATTAATTTAGATATCACTCAAATAGTAAAAAATTGGGCAAATAATGTATATACTAATAATGGAGTAGCAATTACATTGAAACGAGCTGAATTAACAGGATCAAATACTCCACTAACAAATATTCAAGTACACTCTTCAGACACTCACACTGTCTATGAGCCTCATTTATATATTAGTTGGACAGGAAGTTTAACTTATAATACAGGGTCATTAACTCAAATGACTTACGAAGATGATCCAATTGTATATGTAAGATCTTTCAAAGCTGAATTTTTAAAAGATAAAAAGAACAGAATATTAATTGCAGCTAGGCCTAAATATCCTAGACCTTCATTTATACAAAATTCAAATTTTGCTGGAATTAAAGCATTGCCTCAAAATTCATATTATCAAATTAAAGATGCTCATAGTGATCAAATAATTATTCCTTATAGCAGCGCAACAAGAATTAATACTAATACTTCAGGAAGTTATTTCGATTTTTACACGACTATGATGTATCCTGAAAGATATTATAAATTTGAAATTCAAGCAAATTTCACAGATTTTACTGAATACTTCTCATCAAATGAATTTATTTTTAAAATAGTTAAATAAAATGGCAATATACGAGTTACATGAATTTGACAGAGATAAAGTATTTACTGGAGAAATAAAACCTTCTGAAGTAGTAAATATAAAATTTAATCCTTACGAAAAAAATTCTGTAGGGCAGACTGTTATTGATAATAATAAAGATTTAAGTCAAGTTAGAAATTTTATAAACTTAAATACTACAAAACCTTCTCAAGAAAAATTCAATCAAGTTGTCGACATTGAAATTAAAGAATTTTTACCTACTTTAATTGATACTACAATTGCAGATTTATCTAATAAAGTTTCTGAATTAGAGGGAGTAAAGGCAGAACTGCAAGCTACTAATCAATTAGATACTGAAAAGATAAATAGATTAAATGAACAAATTGTTACTTTAGAAGCAAAAGCTAAAATGACACCTAAGGTATTAGTTAATAAAATACCTGATACATTAATGGCAAAAAGTTCATTAGTATCTGGAACTGCTAAAGATAGATTATTATCTAAAGGTAGACAAGCTATAGCAGTTATTGAAGGCACTGGAAACTTTACAATTTATACAGGAGAGTTTGACGAAAATGGTATACCATTGCCAAATACCACTCCAGAAGTTCAATTTCAAAAATCAGTAGTTGATAGTGATCAAGTTAGTTTTGTAGATCGATCGTATCCAGCATGGGGTACATTTCAAAATACATATGGAATTTGGCCATCGACGTCTAATGAAGAAAATACAACCGGCATCTTTAAAAGAGATGTATATATAGAAAGGGACGGTAATTATGGATTTAATACAACTGCTGACGATTCATGTGTTGTATCTATAGATAATGTAAAAGTCGCTGATAATCAAGGATTCACAACTAGTATACCTAATGTAACTAGTCAAAAAGCTTTGTTAACTAAAGGATGGCATTCATTAAAAATTGCATATGGTAATGGAGGAGGGCCAGGTGGATTTGCTTTAACAATTACAGCTCCAGACGGACCAGTAGTGCCAGTAACAAAACAAGTTACTACTAAAGAATGGGTACCAGACGGTGGATTTTTTAACTTTCGTGTATATAAAGATGTTACTAAAACAGTTACTGTATATGAACCTTCTCCAAAAGGAGGAGTAATATGGGATACTAGAACATATAAAGCAGCAAATGCTAAAAACTCAACGCTTCCTATAGAAGCCAGCGGAGCTCCTTATGTAATGTGGATTTTTCCAGGTGCGACAGATAATGATGGCCAAGGTCAAATTGAATTAGCTAAAACTAAACCTTCTTGGGATGTAGTTTGGGGTTCAGGAAGAACTAAATTATCAAAATTAGCAAAAGTCGTTTTAGATGACAATGGTATTTTAAATCTATATGAAGGAAAATCTTTAGTGTGGTCATCATACGCATTTTAATACCTACAATCTTTAACTTTGATATTTATATTAAAGACAAATATAAATGCTGACAGTTTACACAAATCAGAATGAAATTCTAAAATCAACCGGAGCCACTCAAGCATCCAGGTTAGAAACTGTTGATAAAGAACTTCTAGATGTAAGGAATTTTGCTATTACATTTAAAAAAGGAACGCAGCCTAATTTAGAAATGCACGTTTATACTCCAGACGGGGTATATTTAACAGGTAATCATAAAACTTTATATTCAATTGAAAACAACGATACTACCTCTCAAAAGGTAGCATATCAACATATATCAATTGACAATGTTAAAGAGTTAGAAACTTTAGGAATTGCAAGAGGTCAGTATAAAATTGTATATAATTTATTTGATAATCTTTTAGGATCTTATGAAGGTCAAAAAGCTTTTATAAAAGAAATATCACCTTCTAGAAGAGAATTAAGAGTTCAATTATCACAATCAAGTCCAGGTCTAGTATCTCAATTATCTGCGTTTAAATCAAGATGGGAAGAATTAAAACGTGATGATATTTTTGATTCATTCGTTATTAATTTTGGATTTAATGAAACTTATCAAGTTATCAATTTAAGATTTGATATAGATTCAGACATACCTGAAATAATTGTTAAACTTTACCAACCACTTCCTTCTAAATACGGAGAAAAATCTAAAATTTGGTTTTCTGAAGAAATTTTAGTTCCTACAATAGATTCAGTATCAATTGTACCTAAACATATAGGAGACCCAGTTACTACATTAGCAGCTCCTAATTTTGAATTAGAAGGTAATGATGGTAATTCTATCGCTACTAATTTTAAATCTTGGAATGATTTATTATCTGAAAACATGTCTACTTCACAACAATTAGTAGACAATTATTTTTCAGGATCATTATCAGGAATTAAATTAAATATAAATTACAGAGACTTTTCAAATTTTGTACATTACGGTTCAGCAGTAGAAAGAGTCAAAAATTTCAAATATAAACTTGAATTAATTGAGTACTTTACTAATCAGTTAACTACATTAACTACGGTAGCAGACACTGCAACAGTAAATGTTAATATTCAAGACAATTACAATAAACGAAATAAAGTAGTTTCAGGATTTGATGATTTTGAAAAATATTTATTTTTTGAAAATTCTGGAAGTGCTTTATATTCTCACGTAGATGATACATCAGGTTCTATTAATCCATGGCCTAAAAAAGGAATTACTGGAACGACATATACTTGGGCAACAGCATATGAATATTGGAGTAACACTACTGCTACATGGGATACCTATAAAAGTGGATATGACCCTTATAGTTATTTCGCAGATTTATACTCAACGACCGAAGCGACAGCAACGACATATTATTACGATTTACTAGAGCAAGCAGAAATTTATGATAAATTTAATGTGCATGCTTTAACAAATACAGTGCCAATGCAAATTCAAAATTCGTCTGATGGCGAAGATTATGCATTGTTCGTAAACATGATTTCACAGCACTTTGATATTTTATGGACTTACATTAATAATTTAACTTCTATAAAATATAGAGAAGAACATCCTAAAGATGGTATGCCTGATGATTTGCTTTATCATGTAGCAAACTCAATGGGGTTCAGTTTATTAAACGGTAAGTCAGCTTCTGAATTATGGAAATATTCGTTAGGTACAAATTCTGACGGTACTATTAATTCAGATGAAATTCCATTAGTTACTACATTATCTGACGAGTCAAATACTAAAGAAGTTTGGAGAAGAATTGTAAATAACTTACCTTATATATTAAAGACAAAAGGAACATCTAGAGCAATTAAAGCTTTGATGACATGTTTTGGTATACCACAATCTGTATTGACAATTAAAGAATATGGAGGACCGTCTACATTTACAGATAATGATCATTTTCCAGAATATGTACATGATGTATATCATAAAGCATGGTTAGCAAACGGATTGACTTCAGTCTATATAAATAATGTAAATCTTCTAAACAATGGCAGTGCGCCAAATACATTAGAATTTAGATTTAAAACTGATAATAATTTTACATATAATTACGGAGAAAATTATTTAATTGCAGAAAGTAGTAACTTAGGAACAGCAACATGGCAATTATTATTAACTCGATCTAACACTTATAATAATTTAGGAAAAGTTATATTCAGAGACTTGTCAGGTCCATTTAATACTGAAGTTGGAAATTTAGAAATATTTGATAATAGCTGGCATACAGTAACTTTAGAAGATACATCAACTAATACCGTTTTAACAGTTGCTAAATCACTTTATGGAAAATCTATATATATAAATTCAGGCTCAGCTGCAACATATGTTGCAGGGTTATTTTCAGGAGCTCCTGTTATAAATTTTGCAGCAGCATCTCAAAGTCTCGCAGCGCCAGCACTTAGATTTAAAGGTCATATACATGAAATTCGTTTATGGTCTGGTTCGTTAGATGATAATACTCTAATTGAGCATACTCAATCTCCAGCTTCTTATACATATGATGTTAATAGAAGTGTTAGAGCTACGGGAGAAGAAGCTTTAAAACCATATAATCATTTATTGGCTAGATATCCATTAAATAATTCTGAATTCGATGTAAATAATGCTAATAGACAATATTCAGCTCACCCCAACCAAACAAAAAATATTTCAGGCTCAGCTTCTAATACATTTTTATACGTTACCGACACTGCTAATTTTGTTTTGGAAGGATTTGAAGAGACTTATTATACGCCATCTCCTTCGCTAGGAGGTTCGAGTTTATATACAAATAAAGTAAGAATAGAATCTTCTTCATTAGATCGTAATAAGCGATTAAATACTAAAACAAGGGTAGAAAAATCTTCGTTTGATAGATACTCTATAGATTCTAATAGAGTAGGAGTTTACTTTTCTCCTCAAACTGCAATTAATGAAGACATCTTCAATCAATTAGGATATTTTGAAATTGACGATTATATCGGAGATCCAGGAGATGTTTACAGTGAATCATATAATGAATTAACTACATTTGCTAGCAATTATTGGTTGAAATATGAAAATCGAAATGACTTTGAAGCTTATTTCCGAGCTTTAGAAATTTACGATTTTACTTTGTTTAAGTATATTAAAAGATTACTTCCTCAAAGGTCAAATGCAATTGTTGGATTAGTAGTAGAACCTAATGTTTTAGAACGAAGCAGAATAAGATTAAATAGAAAACCTACTATAGAAGATTTAACAAACGAGACAGTCATTGCTCAGTTCGATCTTCCAATGGGTATGGAATATGAAGATTTAGAAGGATCTGTAGATGAAACAATATTACCTCCTAATATTGATTTCGATGCTGATAAACAAGCAGAATTAGACGGAGTTCAAATAAATACTAATATTGATTTCGATGCTGAAAAGCAGGCTATGTTAGATTATAATCAAATCAAACCTAATATTGATTATGATAATTTAGGAGAATCAGAACTGCAAGGAATTCAATTAGATACTGCTATGGATTACGATGCTAATAAACAAGCATCTTTAGAAAGTACAAATCCTTTATTAGGAGATTCAAGTGTTATTAAGTCAAATGATGGAACCTTAGAAAGTGCAATTCCTACATTAACGAATTCAAGTGCTATTAAATCAAAAGATGGTACGGTATTAACTAAAATAGACACTGTTAATAAAACAGGTAACGCATGGATTCAAAATAGATACATTGGAATTTATAAACTAACTCAGTCTGGTTCTTATACTCCAGTACAAAGACAAGTGTCTAGTTCAAGAGAATCTACAACCTTACAGAAATTGAATTATTTTTATAGCAGTGCTGAGTCAGCATCAGCTCAACTTCCATACTCATCTAGTTACTCATTTGCAGAAGTAAATAGAGAAACTTCAGCTGGATGGCGAAATGCAAGGTATGCAGGATGTAAGCTTACTGCTACTGCTGTTAATGCTAATTCAGCTCAAACTGTCGACGGAGGACCTGTAGTTAAAGTTACTAAAGTTAATCCAAACAAAATTGTATTTGCAAATGGTCAATTGACAACCATAGACGAAGCAACTACAGGAATCAGAAAGAAATCAATTTAAAATAAAAACTTAGATTTTTAAACATTACATATTTATTTAAAAGAAATTATATATTATGGGATACTTAAATAATAGCACAATCACTGTTGACGCAATCTTAACAAAGAAGGGTAGAGAATTGCTAGCACGTGGTAAAGACGAATTTAAAATTACTCAATTTGCATTAGCTGATGACGAAATTGATTATGATTTGTGGAACCCTGCACATCCATTAGGAACAAACTATTACGGAATCATCATTGAAAATATGCCATTGGTAGAAGCGACAGCTGATGAATCTAATATTATGCGTTATAAATTGGTAACATTACCAAAGAAAACTGCAAGAATACCAGTTATTTCCGTATCACAAACGACAGCAACTCTTACCTCTCCAGGTCAAATATTCTCAATCGTTCCGACAACAACAAACTTTACTTCAGGTAATGCAACTTTAGGATATACTGCAATTTTATCTAATTCAGATGTATGCTCATTACAAGTTGTTAGCCCAGTATTAGCAGGTGTTAGCCCAACGGTTCCTAGATTTATTGGGGATGCAGAGGCAGCTACGTCAGTATCAGCAGTTGGATTTAGCTTTAATATTATTGCAAAACAACAATTAGTTTCAGATGTGAGTGCTACGGTAACAATTATCGGAAACGAAACAGGAGGAAGAACAACATTAACAGTAACAGTTAAGAAAACATCATTAGCAACCTCAACAGGTACTCCAATTACTAATGCTAGATAAATTAATAATTTTTAATTAAATAAAATACTAGTATGGCAATAAATACCGCAGCCTTAGAAGGTAAGGCAATAGGAACTAGAGAATCAGCGACAGTTTTTTTAATTCAAAACGGCAGAAAATTCGCGTTTAACAGTCAAAATGGGTATGACTCATTTGCAAAGCGAAATCCGGGTTTAGGTTTAGGTCCAACATTTGGACCAGGCTCGACGGTTGTAATTGTATCTGCAGAAGACGCCAATTCAGTTCCCTCTGGAGGATTCATTGACGATCAAGGAACATTAACTGCTACATCAGTTTTCGGTAGTAATGCATATTACTCTAATAATTCCAACGTTCAGCGATTACAGCCCTTAGGCGGCGCTACTCCTGCTCAAATTGAAGAGTCAATTGACTTAAAAGCTCGATCGCTAGCTAATGTATTTATTAAGGAAATTCAAGATCAAAAACAACAAGCTGCGTCCGGAAGAGTATTTACTAGATTTGAGCCAGTATCTGATGTTTTAGAAAATCAACAAGTTCAAGTAACTGCAGGATTATTTACTAATAATGCAGCTACTATGTCAGCTGTATTTACATCGTCAGCTCAATCGACAACTTCTAAACAATATTATTATGAAGCTTGGGACGGGACTGCCACGACATCAGAACCACAATTTTCTGTAGCATATGGAAATAGAAAAGGATCTGGATCTTCAGCAGCAGGAACGTTAAATGACTCTCCTACTAGAGCAGTATATTCTCAATATAGATTATTGCTATTGAATCCAGGCGATACGACATTTACCTTTGGTGATGGAACATCTTCAGATTCTATATACGCTATTAATTATAATAGAGCTAGATTGAAAGATAGATTAGATCCAGGTAACTGGCAATTAACATTGGCTCAATTATCTGGGTCAACAGTACCAAATGCATCGCATACAGGTTCAAATGTTAAAGTTAATACACCGACCCCAAATTTTATTACATTAATTGATGATTCAGGGGATGTAAATAATACTGGTACGCTAGGTACTGGAAACGTTTATAATATAGTGTCAGGATCATTGACAAATGGAATTTGGAACCCTTCAGCGCCAAGATATTACGGATTGATGTATCCTAGTTTAGGAGTAGTCATTCTTAATGATGCTATATTAAACGCATCAGCTTCTTTTAATACTGTATCAGGTTCAAATGTAGCGGGTGATAATGCTTGGAAATTATTTACTTCAATTTCAGGAGCTATGACATCAAGTGTAAATTACGCGATGCAGGCTAGAAATATTGAAACTATTACATCAACTCATTATTTCGTTCGTGTAAAAAATGGAGAGTATAATTTTTCAAATAACCCAACGTTTACGACAGGGTCTGTAGGAGAATTTTCTCAAGCAACATTTATTGGAGATCCTAAAACATATTTAACGACAATTGGTATGTATAACGATAGACAAGAGCTATTAGCAGTTGCTAAATTGTCGCAACCAATACAAAAATCATTTTCAATTGAAACCTTAATTAAGGTTAAATTGGATTTCTAATAACAATTAATTAATACAATATCAATATGATAAGGTTTATAGATAATTCATTCGATTCTGGAAATAATTTTGGAGGAGGATTCAACGATAATCAATTCGGAAATTTCGGCAGCGGCGGAGGCCGTGGTTTCAATGACTTTGGCGGAGGTTTCGGAGGATTTAATTTTCCAAATTTCGGCGGTGGCGGCGGCGGCGGAAACGAGTTCGGTCAATTAGGACTTCCTTCTTTTACTAATGGAGCAATTGGTAGCGGAGTTAGCACAGGAGCATTAATAACTCCTCCTAGACCTCCTAGACCAGTTGAGACTGTAATAGTTCAACCTACTCCTACTCCTACCAATCCAACACCCGCACCAATTGAAGTAGTAGTTCCAACACCTCCACGTCCACTAGAAGTTATTCCAACCCCAATTCAAACACAAATTGATGCGGCTGCTTCGACATTGGCGAATGATATAGTTAAACAATTAGTAGACCAAGCTAACCCAACAGTTGGAGGAAGAATATTTACTAGATTTGAACCTATTAATGATATAGTTGAAAATCAAAAAGTATTTTTAACGACTGGTTTATTTTCAAACACCACTAATGGAGTTTCTACAAACCAAGCTACAATGTCTGTATTATATACAGGATCAATTCAAAGCGCAGCGTCTAAACAATATTATTACGAGACTTGGAATAAAAATCCTGCTACAAGTGCAGATGCCGAACCACAATTCTCAATTGCCTATGGACATCGAAAAGGGTCTGGATCTTCAGCTGCTGGTACATTAAACGATTCACCGTCCAGAGCTGTATATTCTCAATATAGATTGTTATTACTAAACCCTGAAGATACTCAATTTACTTTTAAAGATGGCACTTCAACGGATTCGATATATGCAATTAACTTTAACAGAGCTAGAATTTTAGAAAAAGTAGATCCAGGTAACTGGCAATTGACTTTGGCACAACTTTCAGGTTCGACAGTACCGAATAACGCACATACCGGTTCAAATGTTAAGATAGCGCCAACTCCGGCAATTATTTCTTTAATTGACGATTCAGGAGATACTACTCAAGACAATGTTACCACTGTAGGTAGAGTAGTTAATGTCGTTTCAGGTTCTATTACAGCAGGTATTTATAATCCGTCAGCACCTCATTATTATGGATTGATGTATCCTGATATGGGTATTATTATTTTAGATGGTCAAAAGTTAAATACTTCTGCTTCATTTAATACAGTAACTGGTTCAAACGTAGCTGGAGATAATGCATGGAAATTATTAACTTCTATATCCGGAGCATTTAGTATTGATCCACTTAATTATTCATTTCAATCAAGAAACTCAATAGTTAGAACATCAGCTCACTATTTTGTAAGAGTAAAAAATACGGAATATAATTTTTCAAATAATCCTACTTACGTAACTGGTTCAGAAGGTGAATTTGCACAACCAACATTCTTAAACGACCCGACAGTGTATATCACTACGGTAGGTATGTATAATGACAGACAAGAATTACTAGCAGTAGGTAAGTTATCTCAGCCAATTCAAAAGTCATTCTCAAAAGAATCTTTAATAAAAGTTAGACTAGATTTCTAAAATTTTATAAAATATACCATTAAGTAGACTCTTTGATATTTATATTAAAGAGTCTATTTTACTATATATGGGAAAACCAGGAGTATTTAAAAAAATAAGTGATCAAGATAAAACGATCACGCCATTCAAGGTTCATAGATCTTGGAGTTATACAACTACAGCATCTTTAGAAATAGATGGCATTAGAAGATTAGCAGCTATTAAGCCAAATCCAGCAGTTTATTCTGGAAATAAAGTTACATTAGATTCATGGCAAACTCAAGCTGATTCAGCATCGCTATTAATTAATACTACTTTGGATTCTGAAGCTTCAATGGTTTGGTATAGTTTAAATCATTTATATTATAAAAGAGCAGGAAAGCCGTTTGAAACCTTTGGATATTCAGATCCAGCAGCAATAGAAAGAACTATATTTGATGAAGCCTCTGTTATTTCAATACCACAGACAAAATTCGGAGAGGCAATTCAACCCGGTTCTGTTATTTTAAATTTTGTTAATAATGTAACTAATATATCAATGTCATTTGTAGATGACGGACAAGGAAATTTAATTGACACTGCATTAAGTAGTTCTATATCAAACGAACTTTTATATTTAGGATTTAATGCGATGACTTATTCTCCATTCTGGGAATCGAATCCAACAGTTGATCCAGTATTAGGATGGTGGCAAAGAACAAAATACGCATCAGGTTCAATTCAAAATGACACTACTATTCAAGATTTAGACGTTACTGCTAAAAATATTCTAATTGTGCCAGCAGATAAAGGATATAATGTTATAGGTAAATATGCCCAAAACCCATATGGAAATACAGTATTATTTAATTCTGGATCATATATACGAATACCAAATAACGATACTTTAAATTTTAAAAGGAGTGAAGATTTTGCGATTGGAATGTGGGTAGGCCATGATAGTACTAATACATCCCCTGCAACGGCTAGTTTATTAACTAAACGAACTACGGCAAAGCAAAATGTAAGAACTAAGAAAGGAATAAACCAATTAGTCGATTATAATTTACCGATTACTCAATATCCATATGATATTAGAATTTTAGAAGGTACTATATTAGAATGTAGAACATCTGACGGATCAAATACAGTTTCAATAACCTATCCATTACCTGAATATACTGTCAATCACATTTTATTACAAAAAACAGGTTCACTATTCGAATTATATGTTAATGGAGAGCGAATAGAATATAGAACAATATCTAATGAAAATTTTCATAATGAAGCTGATATATTTATAGGATCATCAGGATTGACAAATAATGGTTATGCTAGCGAAGGATTTAATGGTTCCATAGATGAGTTTATAATGTTTAGTAAAGGATTAACTCCTGCAGAAATTACTCAGTTGTCGTATGCTAGCGAATATAATTCAATGACTACTAATACAAATGCAGTTGGAAATGTATTTTATGAGCATGGTATAATAGTAATTTCAGATCCTAGACTTAAATACACTTCAAGTTCGTTTAGATTGTTTAACGATGCATTATATAATTACAAGACTCTAGCACAACAACCAGGATGTATTAAAGACTTTTATTTTGAGTATAATTCAACAATGACTTTATATGAACATGAATATGTATGTAGAGCAAAAGAAGATGAATTTAATTTTACTTCTAATTCTACTATACGACAAAACAATGACGAAAACTCTGAAGTTCCTAAAGACTTCGTAGCTAATGAATATTTCGCTCCTTATATAACAACAGTAGGATTATATGACAAATACGGTAGGTTATTAGCAATAGGAAAATTAGGAACTCCAATTCACAAACGAGATGATGTCGATCTTAACTTAATTGTTAGGTTTGATATGTAATTAAATAAATGTTATGGCAAAAAGAAGACCAGCTTACAGCGTTAAAGCAGTAGCAGCAAAATATGGATTTAGAAGTGGTTTAGAAATGACTATTGACGAATCTTTAAAATCAAGGGGAGTAGACGGAGAATATGAAAAACATATTATTCAATATACTAAACCTGAGACACACCACAAATATCACCCTGACTTTAAATTGCCTAATGGCATTTTTGTTGAAACAAAGGGTAGATTTTTAACTGACGATAGAAAGAAGCATTTGCTTATTAAGTCACAAAATCCACATTTAGATATTAGGTTTTTATTTCAAAATTCTAAAACTAAAATATCAAAAGCGTCTAAAACTACTTATGCAGATTGGTGCATCAAACATGGATTTATATTCGCAGATAAAGAAATTCCAGATGATTGGCTAGTTTAATTTTGAAAATACGAAAGATTATTATATATTAGTCTTGATGGTAAATACAAAGTTAATTCATTTAATAGATTCGGTTTTAGGAAAAGGTAAAGTTACTAATAAAGGTAATCAAGCTCATTCCTGTCCGTTTTGTCACTCTACTAGAAAAAAACTAGAAGTGCAGACAGTAACCAATGATAAAGGAGAAAATCCATGGCATTGTTGGGTTTGTAATAAGTCTGGAAAAAAGATATCTACGCTATTTAAAGCACTGAACGTAAGTCGTGATAAGATAGCAGAATTATATAAGCTACTTAACACCCAACCCAAATATAGCTCATCTACAAACTCCGCTTATACAGCATCTACGACACCTCTAGACCTGCCTAAAGAGTATATTCCTTTATATAAACATTCCGAGACAACAGAGTATAAAAATGCTATACATTACTTAAGAGCAAAGCGAAAAATAACTCTTTCTGAAATAGTAAAATATGGCATTGGGTATTGTGAGTCAGGCGAATATGCTAAAAAAATAATTATTCCTTCTTACGATACTCAAGGTAAATTAAATTATTTTGTAGGAAGAGCTTATTATGATGTAGACTTTAAACATAAGAATCCAGATGTATCTAAAGATTGTGTTGGATTTGAATTGTTTATAAATTGGGCACTTCCGTTAGTTTTAGTAGAAGGCTCATTTGACGCTATTGCAGTTAGAAGAAATGCAATACCATTATTTGGAAAGACAATATCAGAAGACTTACGTAAGAAAATTATTGAAAACAAAGTAAGTCAGTTGTATATTTGTTTAGATAAAGATGCTCAAAAGCAAGCATTACAACATGCAGAATATTTCATGAATAATGGAGTTCAAGTTTATTTTGTAGATTTGCAAGAAAAAGATCCTGCTGAAATAGGATTTGAAAATATGTGTGGTTTGATAAAACAAACTCCGCCCCTAACCTTTGAAAAATTCATTGAATATAAATTATTCGGATAAATGTATATAGAAAATTTAGTTACTAGTATAGATAAGATAGATAAAATATATCACATAGCTGATATTCACATTAGAAATCTTAAACGACATGATGAGTATTTAACAGTATTTAATAGAACTGTAGATGCGATTAAATCAACGATAGGCCCAAATGATATTATCTTTTTAGGAGGAGATATCGTGCATGCAAAAACAGATATGACACCTGAATTAGTTCAGTCAGTTCAAGAGTTTCTTAAGATGTTTGCTGATTTAGGCCCTACAATATTAATTACGGGAAACCACGATTGTAATCTAAATAATAAATCTAGATTAGATGCTCTTACTCCTATTGTAAATGCACTACAACATCCTAATTTATATTACTTAAAAGAATCTGGAGTTTATAAATTAGCTGATAAACATTTTACAGTAATGTCAGTTTTTGATAAACCTAAAGATTTTATTAAAGCAGATGAATTTGAAGGAGATTTTAAAATTGCGCTACATCACGGAGCAGTAAATAATGCGTTAACTGATATAGGATTTAGATTAGTAAATGACCACGTTGATATTGATACATTTAAAGGGTATGATTTAACACTTTTAGGAGATATACACAAACCGAATCAATTCCTAAATGAAGAAAAAACTATTGCATATCCAGGTTCACTTATTCAACAAAATTATGCAGAAGCATTAATTCACGGAATGTTAGTTTGGGATACAAATACATCTCAAGCAGAATTTATAGAAATTGACAATGATATTTGTTATTATACTTTAGAAGTTAATGACAGCAAATATGATCCAATTCCAAATTCATTGGCAGACAAATCTATTAGATTAAGAATTAAGTCTCAGAATACGGAATCAGCTGATTTAAAATCTATTATTGGAAGTATAAAATCTAAATTCAATGTAGAAGAATATACAGTACAAAAAATTACTGATTTAACTCAAAACAAATCTAGGGTACAAAAAATTAATATAGGAGATGTAAGAGATGTAGAATATCAAAATACATTAATTACTAAATATTTAGAAAATAAATTTACTTTAGAAGATGATGTTTTAGACGGAGTTCGTCATGTTAATAGAACTGTAAATTCAGGATTACCTACATTGGAAATAAATCGTAATGTATCTTGGATTCCTAAAAGCTTTGAGTTTGCTAATATGTTTAGTTATGGCAAAGGTAACTCTATAGATTTTACTAACATGAAAGGAGTGTATGGATTATTTGCTCCTAACGCTGCAGGTAAATCTACATTGTTAGATGCTATTACATATTGTATATTTGACAAATGTGGAAGAACTTCAAAGGCAGTAGCTGTATTAAATAATAGATCTGCTTCATTTACTTGTAAATTTAATTTTGAATTAGATGGTAAAAATTACTTTATTGAAAAGATAGGAACAAGGGGAAGAGGTAATCATGTTAGAGTTGATGTTAATTTTTATTCTGTAGATGATTTAGGACAAATAACTTCATTGAATGGAAAAGAGCGAAGTGAAACTAACGACCACATCAGAGGCTTGTTAGGAACCTATGAAGATTTTGTGCTAACTGCATTGTCAGTACAAAATAACAATTCAGGGTTTATTGATATGGCTCAAAAAGACAGAAAAGATTTGCTAGCTCAATTCTTAGATATTAATATCTTTGAAGATTTATATAGAATTGCTAACGATGACATTAAAGAAGTTGCTACGTTAGTAAAAGAATATCAGCGTCAAGACTTTGGATCGCAACTAGCACAGGCTGTTAATGACATTGAGGCATACACAAAAGAGCATAAAGATTATCAAATAGATAAAAGTGAATTAGAAGATAAAATAGAAAAGTTAAATCAAGAAATTTTATTGTTAACTTCTAAATTAGTTCCTGTCGATACTTCAATTACAAACAAAGATAGATTAGATGAATTAAAAGGTCAAGCTACTTCATTCCTAACTCAATTAGAAAAAGATGCTATGAAAAAGCAATCTGAATTAAGTGAGTGTAAAGAGTTGTTAAGTGAATTGCGAGAAAGTATAAAGTCATTTAATATTTCTAAAATTCAGGCTCGTATTGATGTTTTAGATGAATTACATAGCACAGAAAAAAATTTTCATGGTAATGTAGAAAAGCTTAAGGCTGAAGTTAGTCATAAGTTAGACAAAATGAAAAAACTTGATGATTTAAAGTATGATGAAAATTGTTCATTTTGTATGGATAATGTTTTTGTTAAAGACGCGATTGCTACAAAAGCTTCAATTGAGGAAGATAAGAAACATGCACAAACTATTATGAATGA